TTATTTTTCAACTTCTTCATACTCAACATCAGACAACTTAACTTCAAGCTCCAGCCCCGTTGAGTAGCCGTTATTGCTGAGTGAGTGCGTCACTTTCGTAATTACCCACACCTGCTCATCTATGACCCGCTTGAACCCTGTCACCCTGACCGGTGTCTCTGGGTAGAGGTCTGCCCGACCCGTTGCAAGACTGATGGAAAACTCTGCAACACCCCGTTGTAACTTATCCCACTTGGCTTGTGCTGCGCGCATAGCCTGTGCTTTGCTGGCAAAAACTGTTGTCAGCGCAAACACATTATCGGCCTCCCCGGCCATGTATTCGCCCTCGCGCGCTTCCGGTTCTTTCACGGGTGTCTTCGCTTTCGGGTGGGCGCTGGCTCTGGTTTTCTTTTCCTTCTCCTTGCGCCTGAGCTTCACCTTCTGAGCCTGCGGCTTCGGGTCTTTGGTGTGCAGCCATTTCGCTGTAACACCCGTGTATGCCCCACGGTCGGCAATTGAGAATTGATGCCTGTCGCCATCTTCGCGCGAAATCGTTACCTGCGGGATCGCTTTTCCGCTGGCGGTCACTCCGCGCCCGGCCTTGATAAACAGCAATTTCCCGGCCTTAACCGATACCTCTCCGCCGTTGAGTTCAGCAAGTCGTGTCAAAAATTTGGCGTCTGATTCCTGCGACTGGTCAATGTGAGGAATTTTGATTTTTGCCAGCTCCGGCAAAACGCTGGCGGTCAGTTTATTTCGCGCTGCGATCGCCTCAATCACTGAGGCAATTGTGGTGTCATGCCATGACTCTTCCCGGCGTGAATTGAGCGTGCCGCGAAAATCTGCACTGCGTGCGCGTATGGTGACGGTATCAGGCGCGCCCCTGTGCTCGACTTCGTCAACGGTAAAGCTCCCCTTACCAACGAGAGCAAAGCCTTTCCAGCCAAGATACAGGCTGAGAACCGCGCCGCGCAACGGAAGCTCAACCAGCCCGTCTGAATCATCCAGCTCTATATCGAGCTGGTCAGCCTCAAATCCGCGGTTGTCTGTCAGCGTCAGGTTAATGAGCCGGTCACTGATATTGCCAGTAATATCCTTACTGTTGATTGTCAGCATAAACGCAGGCGTCAGCACACCACCCGCATTATTATTCAGTACATTCAGCATTAACCCATCCCCATCATACCTGGTAATTTCTTCGCCATATCACCCGCCTTGCCGATAAGGGTTTCGGCCTGCTTGCCAATATCCCCGTACAGTGCAGCAAGTGAAGGGTCTACGCGGGTAAGCGTCAGCGTAAAATCAATTTTCCGCGCCGTTCCGTCAGAGAAAAAAACACTGCCGGTGTCGCTCACGCTGTTGATGACGTACATGCCATAAATCATCCCCGTGCCATCCAGCAGCGGCCACGCGCGCCCCTCCTCAGCCATCAGCCTGATGGTGGTCATCGTCATTCTCCCACCCGTCAGCTCAGGATAAAGCACCCCGGCAAGGGTGATTTTTTCCTCACCCACACCGAGGAACTGAAAGGCGTCACGTTTGCCAACGCGGCTATTTGACGGCCATCGGTATTCTGCATCCCTCTGTAGGGTCTGATAGGGCAGCGTCTGGCGCATAAAAACAAACATGCCTAATGCAAGCATCATGTCGGGCGTTTCTCCTTATTCGTCATGCATCATGCTGGAACGGTTACGGGCGCGTTTGTCACGCTCATATTTTTCGAGCGCATCCTGCAACTGGCGGTCGAGGTTTGTCCCCGCACCAGTGCCGCCCTGCACGTTGATGTGATAGTCATTTTTGCTCTGGTCAACATAAGAGCGCCCGGCAGGCGCGGTGACAGGCCTGTAACCCTGATAACTCCCACCGGTATTGGCGGGCTGACCATTAACGGGCTGATAGCCCTGCGCCATTCCCTGCGGCGCTGGATAAGGCTGATAACCACCATAAGCACTGGCCGCCGGGACATATCCCCCAGACTGAGCCGCCGCGTTCGCTTTCGCCGCCGTCTGGTCAAGCGTTCCCGAGGCTTTATTGATGACACCGAGCTTTTCAAGCACCCAGTCAATCCCGCTACGCAGCTTGTTAAAGGCCGTCAGGGGAAGGGTCAGGGCATCGGCCAGCGCCTGACCGAATAACACACCGGCATCGCGGCAACTGTTTAGCGTGTCCTGCGTCGACTTCACCGGGGCAATCAGGTTACTGAACCATTGCCACAATTCCTGGAGCTTTACGCCCAGCCAGTCAAACACCGGCTTAAGTGGTGCAAAAAGCTCTGCGACAGGTGCAAAGGCAGCTTTCAGACCTTCAACCACGCCTCCGAAAAAGGCACTTATCGGCTCCCAGTATTTACGGATGAGCAGTGCACCGGCCACAACAGCCGCAACCACGGCCACAATCGGCCAGCTTATTGCACTGATGGCCGCAACTATCGCGCTACCCGCAATACTGAAACCGACACTGAGGAACCCCGCCCCGGCTATCCTGAATATCCTCGCCACTGATGACACGGCCATCGCAGGTGTCACCTTCGACGCCAATGCGAAACCATTTAGAAACTTTTTTTGCCATTGTTCAGGTGTCCTGATGTTGGGTTTTCGGTTCGGGGTTAGTTTCCCGACTCCGCCCCGCATCATCCACCGGTTGCAGAAGTGCAACCCCTGACACAACAGGCGCTTAGCGATTACGTGCAGCGATTTCCTTAGCCTTGCTTCGTACCGACAAAACGAGGCATTCATGACCATTTCAACTGACCTTTCACTGTTAAATGACCCACGACGACAGGCGCGCCTGTTGTACTGGCAGGGGTTTGCCGTGCCGCAAATCTGCGAAATGTTGCAGCTCAAGCGCCCGACCGTGCAGAGCTGGAAACAGCGTGATGGATGGGAAGAAACCGCACCGATTAACCGCGTGGAATCGACGCTGGAGGCGCGGCTTATCCAGCTTTACGCAAAGCCCGCCATGACACCGCATGATTTTAAAGTCGCTGATTTTCTGTCGCGCCAGATGGAGCGCCTCGCGCGCGTGAACCGCTACGGCCAGACCGGAAACGAGGTGGATTTAAATCCCAGTATTGCGAACCGCAACAAAGGGGATCGCAAAAAGCCGAAACGTAATTTCTTCAGTGATGAAGCGATTGAAAAACTGGAAGAGATTTTCTTCGACCAGTCCTTTGACTATCAGCTCAACTGGCATAAGGCAGGCATCGCGCACCGCATTCGCCACATCCTCAAATCGCGCCAGATTGGCGCAACGTTCTACTTTGCGCGCGAGGCACTCCTGCGCGCCCTCAAAACCGGGCAAAACCAGATATTTCTGTCGGCCAGTAAAACGCAGGCTTACGTGTTCCGAAAATACATCATCGCCTTTGCGCGTCTGGTCGACGTCGACCTGTCAGGCGACCCTATTGTCATCGGCAATAACGGCGCTGAGCTGATTTTTCTCGGGACAAATTCCAACACTGCGCAGAGCCACAACGGCGACCTGTACGTTGATGAAATTTTCTGGATACCCAATTTCCAGAAGCTGCGCAAAGTGGCCTCGGGCATGGCCTCGCAGTCACACCTGCGCACCACCTATTTTTCTACCCCGTCCACGCTGGCGCATGGCGCGTATCCGTTCTGGTCAGGCGAGCTGTTTAACCGTGGCCGCAGTAGCCGCGACGAACGTGTCGACATCGATATCAGTCACAAGGCGCTTGCCGGTGGCGTACTTTGCCCGGACGGCCAGTGGCGACAGATTGTCACCATTGAAGACGCGCTCGCCGGTGGCTGCACCCTGTTTAACCTCGACCAGCTCAAACAGGAAAACAGCGCGGATGACTTCCGTAACCTGTTTATGTGCGAGTTTGTCGACGATAAGGCGTCTGTATTCCCGTTCGAGGAGCTGCAGCGTTGCATGGTCGATGCGATGGAAGAATGGGAGGACTTTGAGCCATTCGCCGACCGTCCGTTTAACTGGCGTCCGGTCTGGATTGGCTACGACCCGTCACACACCGGCGACAGCGCAGGCTGTGCGGTGCTGGCTCCGCCACTGGTTGCCGGTGGCAAGTTCCGCATCCTTGAGCGTCACCAGTGGAAAGGCATGGATTTTGCCGCGCAGGCCGAGGCCATCCGTGCGCTGACCGAGAAATACACCGTCGACTATATCGGCATCGATGCGACCGGCATCGGCCAGGGTGTTTACCAGCTCGTGCGTTCATTCTTCCCGGCGGCGCGCGCCATCCGCTACACGCCGGAAATGAAAACCGCAATGGTGCTCAAGGCGAAAGACACCATTCGCCGTGGGTGCCTGGAATATGACGCCGGTGCTACCGACATCACTCAGTCATTTATGGCTATCCGCAAAACCATGACCAGCAGCGGCCGCAGTGCCACCTATGAAGCCAGCCGCAGTGAAGAGGCCAGCCACGCAGATATCGCGTGGGCAACCATGCACGCCCTGTTAAACGAGCCGCTTTCCGCCGGTAGCGGTATGCAATCAGCCTCAATTCTGGATATTAACTAAGATGAAAAAACGCCAAAAGAAAACCCGCACCATGACCGCCAGCGCGCCGCAAAAAATGGAGGCGTTCACCTTTGGTGAGCCCTCCGCCGTTCTGGATCGCCGCGATATTCTGGACTATGTCGAATGTGTGCATAATGGCAGGTGGTACGAGCCACCGGTCAACTTCTCGGGGCTGGCGAAAAGCCTGCGCTCTGCCGTCCACCACAGCTCCCCGATTTACGTAAAGCGCAATATCATTGTGAGCACCTACATTCCGCACCCGCTGTTGTCCCGTCAGGATTTCAGCCGTCTGGTACTGGATTACCTGGTATTTGCCAACGCCTATCTCGAAAAACGCCTCAGTGTGACCAATAAAATCATGAAGCTGGAAACATCCCCGGCCAAATACACGCGCCGGGGTGTGGAGGATGGGGTGTACTGGTATGTGCCGAGTTTTACCACCCCGCACGAATTTGCGCCCGGCACGGTGTATCACCTGCTGGAGCCTGATATTAATCAGGAGCTTTACGGGATGCCGGAATATCTGAGCGCGCTCAATTCCGCCTGGCTGAATGAATCCGCCACGCTGTTTCGTCGCAAGTATTACCAGAACGGCGCGCACGCGGGTTACATCATGTACGTGACCGATGCGGCGCAAAGCAGCACTGATGTTGAGTCGCTGCGCTCTGCGATGCGTGACTCGAAAGGACTCGGGAATTTTAAAAACCTGTTTTACTATGCCCCGAACGGGAAACCGGATGGCATTAAGATCGTGCCGCTGAGTGAAGTCGCCACGAAGGATGATTTTTTCAACATCAAAAAGGTGAGCGCCGCCGACCTGCTTGATGCGCACCGCGTGCCGTTTCAGTTGATGGGCGGCAAGCCTGAAAATATCGCATCGCTAGGGGATGTCGAGAAGGTGGCAAAGGTGTTTGTACGCAACGAGCTTTCGCCATTGCAGGAACGTTTCAAAGAGATAAACGACTGGTTAGGAATGGAAGTGATCCGCTTTAAGGATTACGACATCGAATCAGGTTCAGAGTAACCCACAGCCCAAAAATGCCGCTATCTGGCGGCATTATCACACGCACCACTAGACGCGCCTCACGCCGCCCTTATCCGCACGCACCCATAGCAACGCTTTTACTGAAATATTGCCGCTATGAAGCGCTGAGAGCGCAAAAATAAATAAATTAAATTACACCTCCAGCGCGCAATGCTCTCCCCGCCACGCCTGCCCGCTTAATGGGTCGCTTTTAATGCAGGCGCATCAGAAGCCCCGAGCCGCGCCAGTGCTGGCGCTGGCTGGCAAAACCTGACGTAAAAAACGAATGCAAACTCATGCACTAAATGCACGCAGCGCTAAAAAACAGAAAAATAGCGTAAAAATGGCATAAAAAAACCGGCATTTTCGGTGCCGGTTAGTGTTGGTATTTATGGGGCTTACTGGCCTCGAATTGCGCCAATAATACTGTTTAGGCAACAACTGGCGACAATCAACAGGAAAACCGTCGTCCACGGGTTTTCATAAACAAGAGATAACATTCTAATCCTCTTTTTTAGCTAGTCATTTTCAGGCGCATCGAAAGTGCTTAAGAAAAGGCATGGTAAGCACGGAATGGCAGATGACCAACTGATAACCGGTGTTCTGGATATGACACAAAGGAAAATCGCTAACGCCTCGCCTGGCTCGTTGTTCAACCCCGCCAGCACTGAAAGCGAGTTTCAGCACCGGCTGCGTTTGTTAATGCAGCCAGCTATCGTCCTCCCAGACCTGCTGCATTATTTCCATCACTCGTTTTTTATCTTCGTCGAGTTTCAAACCGCTTAGCTCAACACCATTAGCAGAACCTTTGCGAATGCGGATCGCAGTCTTTGGGTAAATAGGTTGAAGATTGCGGTACAACTCAGCCTCAAGTGCATCCAGTGTCGCTTGGCTAATTTTTTGCTCTTTATCTATGGTGATATTGACTCGCATAATTTATTGAACCTCATAGAAAAGTTCATTATCAGCTTTGTCGTTTTCTCTGCTCGCAAGGTCAGCAATGATGGAGAGGGCAAGTTTAAGATCTGATGATTTGCAATTTGCTATCAGAGATACCTCGGCAATGAATTGCACACATGCCCATTTATGCTGCGTTTGGCTGAAACACTCGCCAATCATGAATTCCCTCCTACAATAATCCACTGTATATTTATCCAGTATATCAGCGGCGTTAAAAATTGAAAGGAAAAATTAACAAGTCAGTCAATGGTATGTGCTTGAATGAGTGTGATATTTTTAAGCGGGTAAATTTAGTTTAAGGGACGGCATCGCAACTTTGCGAACATGCATCAGGCTGCGTAACACTTTTCTTTTAAGAACTACGGGGAACGAAAATGCGGAAAGCGTCAATTGAACTTATGGGAACAACTAAAGTTGTATGCCTTGTTGCTGGAGCACTTGGAACCGGGCGATGTTTGCATATTGTGGTCGTTTCAAAAGATATGTCCGTGATTCCGACACAGGATCAATGGCAAAAGGCCGTCATTTTATGCCAAAAAAAGGCAGAAGAACTCCGCTATGACGTTGTTAGGATATTAGGTGCGAAAATGGCAGGTTTATGACCCTGTTTAACATAGGAATTAATACCACTGACGCCATTTATCATCTTCCCGCAAGCGCTGGTTTCGGTAGAAAATACGCATCCCACCACCTGACGGAATACTGCCACCACGCAGAAGCAGGTCAATTTCTGAATCACTGCTGTCAAAGCCTCTGGAACTTAGCTCTGCCTCAAGCTGTAAGCGCTGGTGAGCTGTTATTTCCTGTTTATAGCCCTTTCTACGCTTCGGTTTAACCAGGCGTAACCGGATGTTTAACTCCCTTAGTTCTTTTTTGCCCATGCTGTGCAGGTATTCCTGCAACTCCCGGTGAGCCATGTTTGCAATATCTGGTGGTATGACAGCACAGCCAGCCTCTGAATTGTTCACAATTTCCACAGGGGGACAGTTATTGCCACGAGTCCAAGGGGCGCAAGCGCCCTTGTCGGCTGTCGCCTCCTGAAGGTCAACGGCTTTACGAACCATTTTCCACTTAACCGCGTGAGTGCAAATTCGCCCCTCTGCTATTGGTGACCAGATGCCATAAATACGCACACCATGATCGCCATAGGCGCTCGGCTCGTCGTTAAGCTCATATGCAGTCCTGACAAGGTGGTGTTTGCGTGGCACCAAAACGCCACCCTGTTTCATGATGTAGGTAGCGAAGCAACCAGCATCGGCCGCAGCAAGAACGGCATCAAGGCGTGGATTATCCAGTACCGCTGCGCCTGCTTTGCTGTCGCTCTGATTTCTTGATGCCTGACCAGCCAACAAACGCAATTCGCGATATGCCTGGCGACCCGGTATACCGAAAAATCGGAATTGCTGGACACGGTGAAGCGATGCCCATGCGTTAACATTTTCAGCGTTATCACGCAGCGATTTCCCTGTTTCTTTGCTGATTTCCCCAGCAAGTCCGCGCCCGTCAATATTCTTACTGATGTATTTTGCGATATAGCTTGTAGGCGTACCTTTACGCGGGTTTATAAGCTCAGACTTGAACCGTGGCCCGGTATTAGAACCCAGTTCCTCACGGTCTTCTCGGATAGCAAATTTACGCAACATTGCAGTGATGGCGCGGCGTTCTTTCTTACGCATGAAGCACAGGAGATGCCAGTGGACAGTACCATCATGGTGAGGCTCAGCAACGCGGACGCCATACCAGCGCATCCCGGCTTTGTGCATCGCTTTGCGGAATGCTGCGAACGTCTCCACCAGATAATTGCTACTCTGGCGAACGGTTTCGCTAGTCCACTTCGGATTGGGTCTGCCGTTATTGAGAGTTGCATGGAAGCGTGAAGGGCAGGTTATGGTATAGAACACCGCGCACTCTCCGCGCATTTCTGCAATAAGCTCCAGCCCCTTAACACAGGCCATCATTTCGTTACGGCGATGTGCAGGATTGCTGCTGCTGGCGTTAACCACCTCTTCCATGTCCAGCGTATCGCCGTCAGCGTTGACCAGCTCATGCGAGCGGAAGAATTCAAGTGATTTACGGCGTTGCTCGCGCTTGTGGATCACGGCTTCATAGCTGACATACGGTGAAGCTTTCTTGTTAACCAGACAAACAGCGCGCAACTGTTCCTCGCGCCATTCGCAGCGCATTTGCCACAGCTTGCGATACCACCAGTCCGCGCAAAGCATTCGAGCCAGTGAACCCGGAATAAGCTCGTAAGGCACTGGCTTACGGCGGCGCTTCTTACGGCGAAGTTGTTCGAAAGCCGGTGGTATAACATCAAGGCGCATGGCCTCTGCCGCAACCCTTTCCCAAGACTTGCGGATTTCTTCTGGCTTTACGTCATCATCAACAAACAGATCGCCGCAGGCCGTATCAAGACACGAACTCATGTGAGCAGCGACCAGGGTAGAAAGTCGCTTTACTTGCTCCTGATTCATTTCAGGAAGCATAAGCAGACCATCAAGCCCGTCATGGCTTGCCATGAAACGGAAAGATGCCGATACCTGGCTGACTCGCACACGCTCCAGCCGCTCAAGACAAGGCCTGATGGTTTCACGCAAATAGCGGGAATAAGCCTTCGGTTTGTCCAGACTTTGAAAATATTTAATTCGTTCAAACAGGGGCTTGCTGATGTGTGCAGGTTCGGCAAGAACGTTGGCAATAATTACCTGGTCTGGGTTGAAGAGTTGTTGTTCCCGTGACATTTTTGCGCGGCTTACGAGTTGCTCCTGCGCCATGTCACGCTGAACTGGATCGCGTGATTCGTTATAGAAAAAGCGTTCCCAAACCTGATTACTCATGTCCTCGCGGCGCAGTTGTTCCTGCTCATTGTCCGCAGCGTAGAGAGTAATCAGGTTTGAAAGCGCAGAAACCGGCGCAACTTCCGCCGGGTTCAGGTAGGGGTTAACCGCTTTTCTTGCAGCACGCCACGGATAGTATTTATCTTCCGCAGAGTTAGGCATCAGCATCAGCCTCATTGAGAGCCTTGCTACAGAGCATCCCTACGCGCTCAATTTCAGCGGCCATCGCTTCAAGAGAAATAATGGCAGAATGCTGAATATGGTGATGAATCAGGCCAGAAATAAGCTGATTGATTTTTGGGTAATAGCCGATTGTACAGAGGCATAGCTCGCCAGCATTTTTCCCTGATTTAACAACTTTCTTTTCATTCAAAATGAATTGAAATTTGTCGCTGGTAATAACCCAGTTATCACCGATTTCGATGTGAATGCTCATTCAGTGCAACTCCATTGACTCGTTTTCATAACGCGCAGCCTCACCGCGCAGAAGTTCAGCCACTTCAAAGCAGGACATACGCTTGTTTGCGATATGAACGGCCAGAGCTTCAAGGCGAATTGAAACCGCAGCGGCGCGCGCTTTACGCTCTTCTTTCTTGGCTATATCAATCACGGCCATGAGGGGATCGCTTTCAGCGTTAAACATTTTTGGTGATTCTTTCTGCATGGTCTTTCTCCTGATTTCAGGCAAAAAAATGCCCGGCGGGTTTACGCCATTAATTTCGTTTCGGGTTAATTCGGCATGGTCAGCCGTTTGGGAAATAAGCTCACTACTGCGCGAAAATGATTCATCGCTGTAATAAGCGCTTTTTTCTCCTCAGTAGTCAGTTCACTTAATTTGAGGTCATGACGTGCGCCCGGTATTTTTGCCATAAAGAAAATCGCAGATAATGCCCGGCTATTTTCCTCATGTTGTGGATCACGTTTATCACGCATGTCGGCCACAAACCTTTCAAGCTCTTTGCTGCTGTCGCCCAGGTGTTTTGCACGCAGTTCAGCAACATAGTTAAGACCCACAAGGCGTTCGCCAACCATCAGCGGTGCAGTTTGCGGCAAAGATTCAAGAGCCATGAGCCCCTCTTTTTTTGGGAAGATAAACCAGCCAGTAAATCGGCTTGTGAGCGACTCGGGTGCCAGCGTTTGCCATCCTGCCCGATAATCCAGCCGTGACCGCAGTGCATGGCCGGGCTTGGTTTAACCAACAGGGATGCGAAAGACGGTTCATTTTTCAACATAGCCACCTCACATAAGACCGAATGAAGCGCCGAGGCCGCTCACGGTATCAACCGCGCTTGCCATTGCTGGATTAGCCTGGAGTCGAGCCTGTAACGCGAGGGCAGTAAGCGACAACATGCGAATACCGGCATTAACGCTCTCTATCATGTTGCTCTTACGAGACGGGGTAAGACGTTCCGTAGACACGGCTCCGCTTGCCAGTTCACCGAGTTCACTCATGGCGCGCATGACGTAAGACTGCAATTTGTCTTTCGCCAGCTCATTAACCGGCACGCATGGCAGGCAATGAATCTGAGCGAGAAATCCATCAACGAGCGTTGAGTCTTCTGTCAGGTCGGTCAGTGTCCAAATCTCGCGGGGCGTTAACTGGTGCGGCTGCTCAGGGTTGAGTTTGTTATAGAGCGTGTGTGGCTTGATATTCGCCTTAACCGCCAGCTCCTTGACGTTATGAGTCAAAGCGAAATTACGGCAAGCATCATCGAAGTGTGAATGTGACGAAACGCGAAAATCTAACATGTTGTGGTTCCTTCCAACTTGCAAAATCAAGTTACTGAAACACGGCATAACGCGAATTAATCGCCTGAGCCAGCAGACGCGCTCGGAAAGCTATCATATTGATTCTGCCCATGCTGCTCTCGCGAACACGAGGGACAGTAAGCAACTCGCCACGTTTAATCATGTCTTTTACTGTGTTGAGGCTGCATCCGTACTGCTCTGCGAACTCTTCATATGAGAGGAAGTCTGGGCCAGAAGGGATTGCAATTTGAAGAGTCTTCATTGAATATCTCCGGTTACGTTCGTTTTAGGTACGTTCTCGCACATTTACGGTGTGTTGAGGCAATGCTATCCGTTCAATTGGATGATTGCAACGTCCGATTGTTAATTTATGGGGTCTTTATGGACGATGAAAGCGGTGTTGCTCAAGAAATTTTCGAAAGAATTCTTATTTCTTATGGTGTTAGGACAAGGGCAGCATATTCAGAAATAACAAAAATACCTTTGCCTACTATCAGCAACTGGATGAAGAGAGGGAAGATTCCGGGTGACTATCTGATTCAATGCTCATTCGACACTGGCGCTGATATTAAATGGCTTCTTGAGGGTGTTGAACTTGCAAATGTAAGTTTGGCTCCTGGCAAATATCCCATGAATGGGAAAAAGCTGATGGAGGCGATGGAGAACTCTGGCGGTAAAGAGATTTTACAGCGCATCTTGCAGGCTTATGGTTTCACTTTGCAGAAAGAACTCGGCGATCATCTGGGAATTCCATCAGGAACTATGAGTGCATGGGTTCGCCGTGAGCATTTTCCTGGTGATGTCGTAATTGTCTGTGCGCTTGATACCGGTGCGTCATTGTATTGGTTAGCTACAGGTAACGGCAGTATACAAGAACAACGAACTGAAGAGCCGACATCATTGCCTGTGGGTTTGAAGCAGTTGCCAAAATACAGCGTTCACACCGGGCAAATGGTGGAATCTGGATTGTGGTTCTGTGATTCTTCAATGATTGATACAAACGTAATAAAGCCTGTGCTTGTAGAGAAAAATGGCAATGGCTGGCTTGTAGATCTTGATGTGAAAAATTTCGCTAATGGCCGCTGGCTTATCGATGTTGATGGCACCTGCGATGTATACGATATCGCGCGTTTACCTGGTAATAAGCTGGCAGTAAAAAATGATTCATCTCAGTTTGAATGCCTTGTTAATGAAATTATCTGCGTAGGCATGGTCTTTCTAACCTTAAGCAAAAGTATTTAAAAATGACTGCTAAGAAACTACCTTCTGGCGAATGGCTATGTGATTTTCGTGTTGATGGCCGTGAGAGTCGTCGTGTGCGTAAACGCTTTGCCACTAAGGGGGAGGCGGTTGCATATGAGCAGTATTATCGCGATGAAGCTGCTAACAAGCCTTGGATGTCTGATAAAGAGGATCGCCGCAAGCTAAGCGAGTTAATTATGCTGTGGCATAACTTGCACGGTCAGGCTTTAGTTGCTAGTAAGTCGCGCTTGGCTAAATTGCACATCATCTGTAATGGCCTAGGCGACCCGGTCGCGTCTCAGCTCACAGCTAAAGATTGGGCGCATTATCGAGACCGTCGTCTCCGAGGCGAAATTGATAACGGTTATCACAAAGACCCTGCTAAATGGGTAGCAAAGCCCATCACCGTTAACCGTGAGCATCATTATCTTGAGGCGGTGTTTAACGAGCTGAAAAGGTTGGGGGAGTGGGCTTTACCTAACCCACTTGAAGGGGTTCGCGTATTTAAGGAAGCTGAAAAGGAAATGTCATGGCTCACGCTTGAACAAATTCCCCAGCTCCTGAAAGCCTGTGAAGAATATGGTAAACCTAATCTCACGATGATAGTTAAAGTTTGCCTAGCTACCGGTGCGCGATGGGGTGAAGCGGAGAGACTAACCCGATCACAGCTTTCGCCCTATAAGCTCACCTTCACCAAGACAAAAGGCAAAAAGAATCGCACCGTTCCGATTCAGAAGTGGCTATATGATGAATTAAGCCAGCGGCAGGGAAAATTGTTTAAACCCTGCTATCAGGAGTTTAAAAAAATGCTTCAACTCACGGATATTGAGCTGACAGAAGGGCAAAAAACACACGTATTGCGGCACACATTCGCATCTCACTTTATGATGAACGGCGGAAACATACTGGTTCTGCAAAAAGTCCTCGGACATGCCAACATTCGCGAAACAATGAAGTATGCCCACTTTGCACCTGACCACCTCGAACAAGCTGTAGATTTGAATCCGCTCAACGCGATAATGTCCACGGAGTGA